CAGATGAGGAATCATCCGACGAGGATGTACAACTCTAAGCTCCGAAAGAGCTTACCGAATGAGGGGGTCTTAAAAAAGAGGTGTTCGGCATAAATTTATGCCCTCTGTCTTTTATAGAAAGTAATGGCAGGTATAGAAATGAAGGACGTCGTAATAATCGCCCTTGTTGTGGTTGTCATCCTCTTTATTGTATATCAATATGACTCGTCTATGTTTGGACTATTACATCCTTCGTATGAAGGCTTTGCTGATGCACCGAAGAAGGAGGAGAAGAAGCCTGAACCGAAGAAGGAGGAGAAGAAGCCTGCTGAGAAGAAGGAACCCGCCAAACCGGCTGCTGCCGCCAAGAAGCCTGGTGAAAAATTCGAGGACATGCATGATAAAGAGGAGAAGAAGGAAGGCTTTGCCGATCTCAATGCCTACGAAGGTCCGGCCCAATTTGGCTCGGCTGATGCCCCTGCTGGATGCTACCCGCGTGATCAATTGACCCCGTCTGAACTCCTGCCGAAGGACATGGCCAGTGTCTGGGCTGAGCAGAACCCGATGGGACCTGGGTCATTGAAGGGCAAGAACTTCTTGAGCGCTGGTGCCCTCATTGGTGTCAACACGGTCGGCCAGAGTTTGCGCAATGCCAACTTGCAGGTCCGCTCAGAACCCCCCTGCCCGCAAGTAGCTGTTAGCATCTTCAATCAATCCACGATCTCCCCGGATATCAGCCACCGCCCCCTTGAGATTGGTGCTTAAACGCCCTACGGAACAATAACGAACTTCTAAAAGTTCATTTACTAAACGTTTCAAATTATTTCATATTAATTGGATACGTTTATTATACAAGTTGAATACAGTTTGGAGTCTCTAAAAAAGAAACCATAATTAGGCGAAAAGTACAATGGAATACATACTCGTGTTTATCATTGTGATCCTGGTAGGAATTCTATTATGGAATCGTTCATGCATTATAAAGGAAGGTTTTGAGGCGACACCCGCCAGTAATATAGTAAATTATGCGAGAGAAGATGCGATGAGCCCAGTAATGGGTGATGCTATGGCAAATGCCCATGGAAATGCACCAGCCGGTATTGGAGCACTACCAGGTCATGATCAAGAAGAAGAAAATGCACATGCTCCTTATGTCAATCCGGTTCCTCCAGGAAATCCACAAAATACGAATCCTAATTTTAAAAAGCAACCCCCATCATCTTCTCACTAAAAGTAGTATATGGCAGCATTATTGGAGAAGGCAAATTCTATATTTAAATCCATTATCGGCAGTAGTTCCTTTCCAACTGTCTATGTAACATCCACCATTGATGGTAAATCGTATAAGGTTCGTGACATGCCTGATAAGCAAGCTGCAGCTAATCTAATGGCAACCATCCGCGGAAAATTAACCAATCTATGCAATACACTGGAGAAGAAGTATCCTGATAAGGAACAAGTGAAACGTATGGCTCACAATTTTCGTTCGGATCCTGCCCGTTTCATGGAAGCTACCCCTGACTCGGAACATACATCCTCCACGGTGAACAAGGGCGAATCTATTCACATGTGTTTAAGGGAACGACAAGGGCCCGATGAAAGTTTAGTGAATGAGAATGTGATGATGTTTGTGGCACTTCACGAGTTTTCTCATATTTGTACGGAGTCGGTTGGGCATGGTCCTGATTTTTGGAACAATTTTGGATGGCTCTTAAAAGAGGCTGAGGCAATGAACTTGTATACGTATACTGACTTCTCTGCCCATCCTGTGAGTTATTGCGGGGTTTACATCACGGATTCGCCAAAATATGACCCAAAGAAAGATGGAACAGATCTACAAATTGGCACGATGTCAAAGAAGGTGTAGTACCTTTTCACAAGTTCCGAAATACAATGACCAACAAATATGTAAGTAATATATGTTTGTTGTGCAAGTAATGTAAAAATACAAAGTGAATTTTTGGGCGCTTTTTTCTAAAAAGTGCGAATAGGGGCATGGCATCTGATATAGACCATATACTTTATCCAACGGCACTTCCTAGTTTACGTGAGGATATGCCTCCGGTTCAGTGTATGATATGGAAAGGGGGTAATGAGTATGAAACACTCACCTTTGACCAGGTCTATCCATTTGATACAGTCGATCATATCAAACGTCTAATATGCCATCATTATCAAGGAGATACCACATTTATCCCACGATTTCTATTTGTAGGTGTACCGCGTGAAAATACCTACGATGCTGAATCACAACCTACTTTAGCTACAACGTATCTTTCTATTGATTATTTATGGTTTCCAAATGGTACAAATGATACACGAAAGACCTATTTTCTGAGCAATCCTGCTCAATTTAAATCAGATACACGATTTGTCGCTGCTGATGGAAGCTATGCAAGTCCAAATATGGTTAGACGTGGTCGAAGTACGCTTGAACAAGTTTTTCTAATACCAAGTGAAGGTAAAATACCAGTTTTCCATGTATTTCCGTTAGCTACACTTCTACGAGAGTACAAGGGTGTGATGCCTATTAGCGAAGAAGACTGGAACAAGCGTTTTTCTCCCTATTTTTCTGAAGTTCCATTTGCATCCGCACATGATGCCACGGAGGATGATATTGCATTTTCTAAGAAAATCGCATTCTTTGTTTCTCAGCGAGAAAAAACCATTTATCGTATCAATGAGCTTCTAGAAGGGGGTGTTGATTTACCAACTGCAACCCTATCAGGAGTACGACAATTGTTGCTAACATGGAAAAAGCCTATTCGCGGATTTGAGGGAAGCGCATCTCTCTTTTATAAAATAAATGTTACAGAAAAACGTCCTTATCTACGTCTGCATCCTGCAGAGGGATCACCTATCACAAAATTACATGTGAAGGGCGTATTACCCATTCCTTCATTGGATGATCCGCATGTACTTGAAGTATGGGGGAAAGAAACATCGCCTACACCTGGTATGGATTTCTGTAGTATGAAGTATATTCATCGTCCCGCATCTGGGCGCTCTCAGCCGCCTATCTATGGAACAATACATTTGTTTAATGATGGAACAATGAATTTATTATTGCAGCCTCCTAAGGACATTCGAAAATTAGAGCCGAATCTTGATTTTCGTAATATAACTGGAATTTTTAAAGATGTTTTTAGTAATCTGCCGCAACCATTTGATACGTTTCAATTAAAAGAAATTGCTGCTATATTTACGATTAATATCGGTATGAAATCAAATCGGTTTACAAAAAGTCGCATACTTAAGAGGCTGCCTTATTTTCAAACATTTTTTTATGAGATTAAGCCATTACCTGAAGAAAACCCACTGATTTCTTTGCGGTTTAAAGCAGTTAGTCAGTATGCAACGGAAGATAAACTATCTACGTTTATTACACAGCATTCTACATTAAGAGCATTAGATGGTGAATCCCAAGATCATACGATTATTGATGCTATTCAAAACGAATTTTATTTTTCAAAGAAAGATGCCACGGATGCGTTAGCAAATTGGCATAAAAATCGTGGAACATTTACGCTTCAATTGCCAGAAGAGGGAGAGTTTATTGAAAGTGTTAATCCAGGCATTGATATACATATTCATGCACAGCATCCTGCCTATTATGTTCATATTAATCGGATTGACAGTATTGCGTCCTATACGCGTATATACACATTACTATCTCTTTTATTTATTGCAGAAGATGATTATTTTGTGTTACAACAAAATAGCGAACCACTAGATGAGGTTTCTGCAGAAGTAGAAGCGGCGAGTATGGCAAATGAACAAGAAACGGAAGAACATGCGATTCTGGAGGATCCATTTGCAGAACCTGATAGGACGGCATCCGCTGTACCTGGATGGATTGCGGAGGATCCATTTGCAAATGAGGCAAATGCAGTTAATTATGGCGAGGTTCTACCAGAAAATGCACCAAATCCATTAGTAGCTGCAACTGCTGCAGTTTCAAAACCGGCAATAAACCCTGTAATAAACCCTGTAATAAACCCTGTAATAAACCCTGTAAAGGTTGCACCAATTGCAAAAAAAGTAGAGACGGATGAAGAGCAAAAATTAATTAATCCTACAAGTTGGTTTATTAAAAAATTAAAAGAACTAGATAAGAGACTTTTTGATTATAAATCGGATGTGAAGGGTGAAAATGGATATAGTAGAATGTGTGCAAGCAATGATGATCGTCAGCCATCTATTTTAACAAAGGACCAATATGATCGCATGAGAGAGATTTATGAAGATGATCCTATATTCTGGCTTGTGTATCCATTAGAAGGTGACACGGATCCTATTCAACCTTTAGGAAAAGAAGAAACAATTACTATTATGCGATATGGATCAGATAGTAATTCTATTCATTATTATTTTTGTCCAAAGTATTATTGTCTAAATGATGAAATTATGGTTCGTGAAAAAGATTTTGAGGCCATAGAGGATCGTGATGGTAATCCCAAGCTCCCTAATACATGCCCCTTTTGTTATGGTACATTGATTGTAGATAAGAAAGAAGCCGTGCGTGGAGCTACTGTTATTAAACGTAAGGATAAGAAAGACGCAACTACACATCATGCCTATATTGATTTTTTGGGAAGAACAACGCATCCTAATAAATTTTCATTGCCATGTTGTTTTTTAAAACAAACCACGCTTCGTATAGAAGATTCTCATTTTGCACATATACGAACCGCGTTGCAGCAAACAATTGAAGAGGAAAAAGAAGACAAGAATGAAGATGAGGAGGATTATGATAATTTAGTCTATCGAGGCGATGAAATCATTGAATATGCCTTCTTGTTTGAATCAATTCATAAGCGATATATTTTAGAATCAAATAAGCACCCTGATCCTGGTGTATTTGCAACGATACCTCCACAGTTTGATACGTTTTTTAAACAAAATTCTGGAGAAAAAATGGTTACGCGTGTAGCCATTCATTTAAAGCTACGTCCTACAGCACAAGGATTTATGAGAATTGGAACAGAAAATACGACAAATGAATCCTTGCTGGGCGTTATTGCCCCTCTCTTGTTTAAGAACTCTATTTTTGAAGTAAAAGAGCGATTGAAAGAAGTAATGGTTCCACGTATTTTTATTAATGCACACTTTGGAAATTTAGTATTAGAATTCTATAATCCCGCCGATGGTCGTGCCATGCCTCCTACAAGACAAGCATTAATGATGTGGACACAGCAACATTTGGGTATTGCAGTAAATAGTATTAATTTGTATCCTTTATTACGAATCTATAACGCGTATCACCGATTTATACAGTTCATTGATAATCCTACACAGCGAAAAGATCTGCGTCATATTCAACCATTATTAGCAGAGCCTGGATTATTTACATCGCGCGGACTACAACTTATTGTAATGGATACAGGGCCGCAAAATGAAGTTACCATCAAATGTCCAACCTTCGGATTGTCAATGGACCGTCACAAGATGAATGACATTGCTTTTATTTCGCGAAGTATTCGTTCAGTTGGTACATCTGCTTGGTATGAACTGTATATCTATACAAGCAATAAGCCAGCTAAAGGGGGTGATATGGAGGTTCATGATACAATTGTACGATGGGATTATGCATCTCGTCGTATATGGCCTTCTATCGTTAAACAGCGTGTAGATGAATATATGAATCAATGTCAGAGCAAATATAGATCACTATATACATCACATGAGGGAATTCATCCTATGGCAATGATTCCTTTATCAAAGGCAGTTTCATCTGCTCCTTATCAACCAGAAGGTATTATAAAAGATAGTTACAATCATATTGTTGGAGTAACCTTTCGTTCTAAACCAGGTTCACAGCTTATGGTAGCACTACCTGTGGTAGATGACGGTATTATCTCTATCTCTACAGCATTTTCGGTTAAAAATATTTATTTGGACTGGGAAGATTTTAAGCCTGCCGCAATTGAGGATGTGGTGCACTATTATCGTACTACTCTTGAACCTCTTTTTGCATTATATCCTGGATATCGCATTAAGTATATAGCTAAACACAAACTGGAGAATAAAATTGTGGGCGTTCAACTGGAAAATGGAATCTATCTTCCTGCAAGTCCGCCAAAAGATAAAGCAGCATTTGAACGTCTTGATTTAGAGACAGTCATGATTGAACAATTGGAGTGGAGAATTGATAAGGAACTTGCTGGATTAACCTCTAAAAATAATGCAGATTGGGATAAGGTTGTAGAGGAGACATCAACTGAAGAGAAATGTGGTACAGATCCTGAATTATTAAGAAAATCGTCCTATGCAGATTTGGATGAATTATACCAGCAATTTCGGTTAATGGTATCAAATTGGATTACAAGTCAGAAAGCTGGTTCTGAAATTCGGACTGGTATTGCCGAGATTATTTTTAATAGCAATCTTCCAGAATATGAAAGAAGAAAGCGTCTGTATATTTATATTTCTTCTACATTACTTTCATGGTTCTATCCTGATACAGAACAATGGGAATCTACATCCACCTCCTTTTTACGAAAAGATTGCCGCGTCATTGACTCGCCTGAGGCCTGTTCAGGTACATGTCATTGGAATGAATCAGAAGCAGGTGGTAAATGCCTATTGCATGTTCATGCTCAAACGACAATATCAGGGGATCGTGTTGTAAGTACACCTGAATTATTTACAAAAAGAATTATTGATGAGCTCATTCGGTTTCCACACCGAAGAGAGCAATTGATGAAGAAAGGGGAAATATCTAAAGTGTCTGCTATCATTAAGCCTATACGACAGGGAGATCAGTATATTATTCCAGAATCATCGCCTACATGGACCAATTTGTTACGGTTGGATTGGTCGCGACAAATACCCGAAGAAGCGAAATATTACGAAGAAATGACGGCGGATAAAGAGGAAATAACTGTACCTGCAGGAAGTATGCCTCCTGAGGAAATCTTCGATTCTGATACCCCGTTTCGATTAAAAGTACCTGAAAAATCGTCTAAACCACTCATGCCATTTACCAGTATTTTGGGAGTTACGCTTGATCAGCTTGGAGCAGATGCAAATGCCACACAACTATCTGTAGAAAATTTAGTAAATTATGTACGTTTAACCTCTAAACCGATTGGTATTATTACAGTGAATGCGAATGATACTAAGATTCAATTTGTTAAACCTGGCGCAGGATCTTTTCAAACAGTTACGATTCTTGTCTTTTTAGAGGATACGATTGGGTTACTTATTGAAGAAGATGGAAACCCAATGATAACAATTGCTAACTTGCCAGAGGAAGTACAGGAACGATGGAAATCTGCTGGAATTGTATCATTAAAAAAACGAATAGAACCTGCGGTAGCGGCAGATGAAAAACCAATTCAAATGCGACGTCCCAGACTACTTGTTGCACAACCTTCTGCACCGCGTGTTATTCGGCAACGACCTAAGATTGCGGATGCTGTACCAAAGGTTGCAGCAAATGCCTAGAACTTAAATGAAAAGGCAGCCAGTGGAGTACTCTTCTCTTCTGGTTCAGGGATGGGGAGGATTACTGCCTGTTTACAACCCGCGGCTACAGCTCGTCGGCGGCATTCAATCATATCCTCAACCTCATCGGTCATAATATTAAGTCGCATACGCCGATAAGAGGGATTGTCTGGATGAAGAATAACCAAGTAAAGATCCGCCACTTCAACTCCATAATATGTTTCAAGGATCCATTTATATACATTCAGCTGCATGGTATAGTGCCAATAATTTGTATCAGGTAAGTGTTCCAATGGAGCCAGACCTGATCCAAATGGATTTTCGGATTTGATTTCTTTGGAGCGTTTCCAATCATAGATAACGAATTTTCCATCGGATTTACGCCGATACACCATATCAATAGAACCACATAGTTTGATTTTTTTATCGGTACATTTTGGATCTAGCGAATCAGTGAAGACCTCCCATTCACTGCGATAGGGTTCCAAATCGTGCCCACAATCGTTCCAGAACTTCATAAAATACTTCCATTCAGGCGTTTCCAAGATAGCAGGATTAATTTCTTCAGGAGCACCATGCAGGAATTGTTCAATGGCTAAATGCATAGCCGTCCCTGCACTTGAAGCAATTTTCCCATTATCGGACCACTCTTTCATAATTTCTTCATCCGTTCGGCCGAAGTATTTACTGGTGGCCCAGTTAGGACCTTTACGCATTTTAGTAAGAATCGCTTTGCCATCAAAATGGCCGAAGAATTCGTGGATAAACCCTGTACAGGAAATGTTTCCCTGACAGGAACCATTTACATAATACTTGTGTGTGGGTTCATCAAATGCAATGTGATCATCGCGGGGATGATGATTCTTTTTGGTAAGATGCTGCCAGGATTCTTTGGGCATTTTTATGTCTATTAAAAGAAATAAAAATACTGTCAATTTTATAGTGGAGGCGCCAGCGCCCCCACACCCCCCACATGGAGAAACTATTATGAATAGTGGGGCTACTGTAAGTTGGCGGGGCTACTGTAAGTTGGGGAAGCTGCTGTAAGTTGGGGAAGCTACTGTAAGTGGAGAGCTAATAAAAATAGATAGTGGATATCTCACACGGGGGTGTGGGGGGCTTTGCCCTCCACTACCATTTAAACCCAGCAATCTCCATAATAATCTTGCCCATTTTATTTTCACCTTTAATCATAAAGGTTTTAATATCACGTGTACCCCCCAGATCGGATGCAGTATTGGAAACACTTGTACTGTAAAGCAAATACTTCAGTTGATTGCGACAGGCCTCAATAATATCGTGGAACCGTTTATCATTATCCCAGCGATACTGAAGCGCAGTTCGTAGGATAGTATCTTTATTAGCTATCCAGTCCTGTTCCTTTGTAATCTTTACACCACTTTGCGTAAGAAATGCCTTTGCGCTTTTCTTTCTTACTTCCGTTGCTTCTTCTGCCAGTAAATTAAAGTCTGCTGCAGATTCTTTTGCGGGAGATTGAATTCTTCGCTTTGTGGCAAAATCTTGATGAATTTTTCCTTTCTCACTCATTAATGTTTTTGCCATTTCTGGCTTATCCGTTGCTAATTGTATTTTCATAGCAGCCATATAATGTTCTATGGTAGGATACTTCACACTTTCATCATTTGGATCAGGAATAGCAAAGGGTGCAGTTGGACTTATCCATCGTCCTGCAGCGGTATCTCCAATCTTAAGCGAATCCGAGATAGGTACATCTGCGCCAAAACGGAAGATATCATTGGGTGCAAACTTTTGCGTGGGTGGCGGCAAAGCAGATGCTGCTGCGGTTGCTGCGGTTGCCGTGGTTGCGGGTACTCCCATAGCACTTTCAGGAATAACAATGTCATCTGCATCCTCTTTACCATCGTCGTCTGCTACATCCGCGACTATACCATTTTTGGCAATAGCAACTTCCTTCTCCGCAATCAATCCGTGACGTTTGAAGATAAACCACCGATTTAAGAAAGAGAACTCCTTCACCGAATCAGACATACTATATTTTTTCTTTGCATCGCTTTTCTCAGCCATTGTATGACTTACATCAAATGTATTTGTGCTACTTGTTAGGGATAATTCGGCAAGTTCATTCGCATTCAATAGGCGGAATCCAATGGTAGCTAGTTTAGCAGTCAATAATTCAAAGGGAACCAGGTATTCCTTATGAGTAGAACCAATGCTAATAAAGTTAACATCAATACCTAAACCAATAGAGGATTCATCAGGAATAAGTTCAGCATGATCATAATCTTTTGTGATGGTCCAGATGGGAACATCACCTTCCTGTCCCGTTTTTGATTGTCCTTTTGGAACTGTGCGTAGCATCTTAAAGATTTTATCCCCATCAAAACAGCACCCAATAAAGGTTCCTCCTACTTTAACAGTATCAGATAAGTTCCTCAATAATCCGTTTAGTGTCTCTTCGCTTTCAAAGAAGTAGTGAATGGCAAACATGCACGCGGCTACGTCGGCTCCTCCACGAAACGTACCTGCCATTACATTCTGGATGTATTTAGGAATGGGACCTTCTGGCTGAACTTTACCAAAGATACTTCGCATGATGTCACGCTCTTCAGGATTAGGTGCAGCTTCTCCTGACACCAACGCCTTTGAACTGTTGCCAATCGCAAATGCTATTTTGGGAACACGGCTTTGGCCAAAATCTCGGATCGTATCTACATATCGTCGGTAAGCACCGTCCGTTGGATTGGTAATATTTTCTCCTGCAATATCCACTCCCATCACATATTCCGCACGACCAAAGTACCATTTATAAAGATCTCCACCTTTACCACATGCCAAGTCAAGGAGTTTTTTGTTTCCGCCTTGAAGTGCGCGCTTGATAAGAATCTCATTCTTAATGTATTTGTTGTGAAAATCAAGCAACCCCTTTACCAGCGCAATATTTTCTTTGGGGGCCTTTCGTTCGTAGTATTTTTTGCCTACCTCAGATTCACGAATCTTCAGAATATCCTTCATTTCCTCATCCGTGGGCATCTCCGTTCCAGTGCGGATCATGGATTCTGTAACAGGATCGTGAATGGAATTCCATACCGAGTTGGCAACAGCTTCATCATTCATCATGCCTGAATATTTAATCTTGCCACCTTTTATCGCACGATTCGCGGTAGCACGAAGCAGACGTTCCGTTTTATCATGGCGAATACGCGAAGGAACCCATCGCCACCCTGGCTCTCTGGACGGTTCATATCGCATTTCAACAATGCTGCGATTGGAAATGGGCTCCTTGGTATCTTCTGTCATTACAAATTCCTCCATGGTTTCTGTATCCATCTCCACCACTACGTGGCAAATATTTGCCATGGTATCAGGAAAATCAAGCGGATTAAAGAGAATGGGACGATATTGTTTAACATCTCCATTTTTATCATTCGTGATGGGTAATTGAGACAGAATCGCATTACGAGGATTATCAAACTCTGCACCATTTTCACCACCTACATAGAGTCGCATCGTTTTATAGTTAACAACCGTGCCATTACTGGGATGAATTGTGGATGTGATTTTATCAATCTTAGGAGACTCTGGGGTGTGTTCATATTCAATGAGGAAATCTACTGTATTGTCTTTAGCAGGTTTCCATTTGAATTGTTGATTAAATCGCACCCCTGCTTTATCTGGAATGGGCTCACTATTGCTGGTCAGAATCAGACCGTCTGTATGATAAATTCGTGAACTGTCCAAAATAGATGCACATCCTCGTTTAAAGATGGAATCGTTATTCGCAGAAGCAAACGAAAACCGCTTTAATGCAATCATTAAACGACTTGCATCGGTTACACCTTTGGCAATGACTTCTACTCCATCTTGCCAACGATCAAACCATTCTTTCATTTTGTTGTATCGTGATACCGCGCCAGTATCTAGCAGACCTTCATTAAATACAACAAAGGGGGCTTTGGATATTTGTTCATTGTTATAATGATAAATATCAAAGATCAAATAATGATGAATTGGTTTACCATCTTTTGTCACAGTCACCCATTCACCATCCACAATACTTTGCGCACATTTCGGATTTTTGAGTCCAGTACGATAAACATTCAAACTTTGATCGATAAGATAGAGTTCTCCAGTATGATCTACAAATCCCATTGCACGCAATCCATC